AGTATCCAAATATTTTTGAAAAGTAAGATTAAATCGCATATTTATAAACATATTAAATTAAGATAAAATAATGGCATCTTACACTTACTCCCAATTATATGGACCCGGAATATTGGGAGAAAACCTCTCAGGAACTAAAACATTTACATTTAATAATACTGTGAATGGAGGTGTTTCCTATTTCGTAATGGAAACTATAAAAAATAATAATGGAGTCTATGATTCATCCTCCCCCCTAAATTTTAATGGAACATACAATGCATCTTCATCCATGAATTTAACAAGTTCACCGTATATAACAGCGGTAATTATAAATCCAGGGTATTCGTCGTTTACTTTTATACCTACTGCATCCGTAACCGGAACTACTTACTATTTAAGAGGAACCGGAATGTATTCTCTTGTAATCTCGTAATTTTTTAATTTTTAATAATAAAATAGGGGTAATGAAAGTTATCCCTTTTTTAATTTCGGAAACTCCCAAAATAATATTTATTGCGAGAATCCAACCTCTCCTTTCTTTATAAAAACTTTGGCATGGAACAAAAATATATACGGATATTTGTCTTATTTTGTGGTTAGAAGAATGAAATTTAATTAAATTAGGATTTTGTAAAAATATTTCATATATTAAATCAAAAAATAGAATTATGGAAAGAGAATTAACTTGGGAAGAACGTATCAATATGTTGACTGAAGACCAACGTAGAGGAAACGTACCCGATAAAAATGGTGTATTTCAAGGTGATTATGGTTATCTTTCACCATTTACTGATAAGATTATACATTACTTTTGTGACCTTCACGGAGTACCTAGAACAACAAAAGATTCAAAACAAATTAATGATTGAACCTAACGGTTTGCAACTACGGACAGAGGGCAACTCTAAGCGAACTTTTCGCCCTTTGTCCGTAGTTGCTGTTAGTGGACGTAATTTTCAATAGTAACCTACACAAGTCAAACAGTAATAATTTAAAATAGTAAGTAAAATGAACATTCATAACATAGAAAAAGCTAAAATACTTTTTGAAGAAAAGCAAGATTTAGAAATAGCTTTAAAAACATTAAATTATCATAATGATAAAAAAATATCAGATTTCAAACCTCCTATATTTAGTTGTAATGCAAGATGGGGTGGTGTAGGATTAAAAGATTTTAAAATATGTTATCATTATGATGATTTGCACAATAATATATTTATTTTAACTCTTGATTTTTACAAAAAAAGATTAGAACAAGTTAATAAAGAAATTTCAGAATTGTAGTCGCACGGGTGCGTACTTCATTATGTACACTAACGTTTACAGCTATACGTCAGGTTTTGTTTTTCACAAAACTTGCGTATAGGTGGTGTTAGTAGATGTAAATTTATCCTTTTTGAGCGTGGGATGCTCGTACATATAAAAATAAATAAAATGACAAAAGTAAACACAATTCACAGTTTTAAATTAAATGATGATGGTTCATTTACCGAAAACAAAGTATCTGATGCTACCGAAAAAGCAAATGAATTAAAAGCAAAATTTGGTGAACTTGCTACCGATGTAGTAAATGAAGTTCTCGGAGCAATAGAACACGAAGACAATGTAATGTATTACGAAATAAAATTTTGGACAGATGTTCAAAGTGTGTTGGTAGGATAAATTTATTACTTATAACGTCCGATGATAAACAATCGTTTTAATGTTGTTTATCATTTGTTATACACAGTATTTTTGTGGGAGGGTTGATAAATTAGAAATAAATTAATAAATTAGTAAATTTGTAAAAAATAGAATTATGGATGAGCAAGAATATGTAAAAGGGAGAAAATTAACCCAATCCGATGGGACAATATTATATTTATTTGATAATAAATTACATAATTGGGATGGACCAGCATTAATACCTCAAGGAAATAATCGTAAACGCGAATATTATATTAATGGTTTTAAATTATCTGAACACGATTGGAAAGAACGAGTTAATGGACGTACGGGACTTCCATGGTATAAAGGTTCTGGTGTAGCTAGATTTTAAGCAAATCCCCCAATAACTTAAATAAAATCCCTATAATATGAAACCAATAACTCCTCTAACTAAAATAGAAGCCCAACAATATATCCCTTGTACTGGGGATTATTTGAATAATAAAAAATGCTATTTTACAATAACTGAGGATAAAGATGGATGGGATAATATTAATTATTATACTAATATTAAAGTAGGAGTATACTCAGGGAAAGAAGGTAACCAATGGGTATATATTCTTTCAAACCCTACCATGCCAGATATATTAAAAATAGGTTATACTAAATTTGATCCTCAAATAAGATCAAAACAAATTAGCACTGCAACCGGGGTTCCTACTGAATTTGTTGTGGAATGGGCTTATAAATGTTTCAATGGAGAAGAATTAGAGAAAGAAGTACATATGTATCTCCAGAAGCATAGGTTGAATAAATATAGAGAATTTTTCCGTATCGATTTAATTGAAGCTCAAAATATAATAACAACGATAGGAAACAAATATATTTAGTATGGAAAATTTAAGAACCACTATATCTGATTTAGAATTAAAACTAGAAGAACTAACTTCAGAAATACATCTGAGAGATATAATAATTACACAATTATGGTTTTATCATCCCCAAAATCCCAACTCTAGAAATTTACTTAAAGAATATAAAAGTTTAAATGAAATTAATGAAGTTGAAAAATTACGTAAAGAAGATTTATCTAAAAAATTGGAATTACTAAAAAATACTATGTAAATTAATTATTTTAAACGTATATATACAACTAAAAATTAATATTCATATAACCTAATGTTAGAAAATTTATTTAATTTATTCAAACCAAAAGTGTACAACGATAAGAGTATGGAGGATGACATTATTGAATTCCAAAATACACCATATTATAAAGTGGGGATGTATTTAAAATTACTTAAAAATGGATCTAATTTTAAATCTCAAATCATTGAATTTCTAGCTTCATCGGATGAAGATTTAGATCCTGAAAGTATATCTAATGCTGGAGATTTTATAATGCATACTAGAGCTTGGTTATGGATTAGTCAATATGATGAAAATGATAAAGAATGGTTAGAAGTATTCGAAGATTTTAGAGAATATGACCTAGAATTTTTTATTACATTAAGTATGAAATATTTTGAAACCCATGAAGAATTTGAAAAATGTGTCTTATTCAAGAGTATATTAGACATCTTAAATAAAAATTAGGATACCCAGGCTATATTTTGTATATTAACTCAAAATTAAATTATATATTATGAGTTTAACACCAGAACAAATATTAGAAAATAGAAATAAGATCCATTGGTATATTACTGAATATATTTCTGAACCTAGACAATCAAAATTACTAGATTTTTATTTAAAATATGATGAAAGATTAACATTTCTAGCAGCTAGTCATAAAAAAGAATATCATAACGCATTTGAAGGAGGATATTATGATCACGTTATTCGAGTTATTGAATGTTCTATTGATCAACATGAGATTTGGGAGAAACATGGAGTTGATACTTCTACCTATACTTTTGAAGAATTGATATTTTCTGCTTTAAATCACGATTTAGGTAAAATGGGTAGCGACGAACATGAATCATATATCCCACAAACAGATAATTGGAGAAAAGAAAAATTAGGTGAAGATTATATGTTCAATGAAAAATTAGCATTTGCTTCAGTTCCAGATAGGGGTTTATTCTTACTTCAATCCCATGGTATTCAATATTCCTTCAATGAAATGATTACTATTCAAACTCATGATGGTTTATATGATGAAGCGAATAAAAAATATTTATTAACTTACATGCCTGGTCAAAAAGCAAGAACAGCATTACCTTCTATAGTACATCAAGGAGATTTTATGGCTGCTCGAATTGAATGGGAACGTGAATGGTTACATAAATTGAAACAAGGTAATCCAAAACCAAATTTTAAATTAGATACGAAACCTGCATATTCATCTAATTCAAAAAAAGATGCAGTTAGAAATAAAGCTTTAGGATCAATCAAAAGTGATAGTTTAAAAAATTTACTAGATAATTTATAATAATATGATAACAATAATAATTATTCTTTCAACATTTCTATTAGTTTCACTATTTATAATTAGAAATCTTCTTATAAAACAAGAAAAAGCAGAAGACTTACTATCTGGCTATTTACTCTATTTAGATAGATTATCTAGAGTGATTGAAATCTCAGATAAAAAAATCAATGAACTAGATTCTATTGGAGCATTTGCCAATGATGATGAAACTGGAACTATATTTGATGGTATTAAACAAATCCAAGAAATTCTAAATGAATTTCAACTAAAAAATATTTAATATATTATGTCAAAACCAGCAAAAAGTAGAAATTATTTTACACAGGAAACAGAAGATGCAATTATATTATATAATAAAACTACTGACAACGAATTAAAAAGTAAAATATATGGTGATAATATCCATTATGCTTTCTTTAAATTAACACAAAATATAATCCATACATTTAAATTTTATCATACAGATGTAGATAATTTGGAACACCTCCAACATGAAATAATTATATTCCTCTTAGGGAAAATTCATTTATATGACCATAAACAAAGCATACAAGATAGATTAAATAAAATTATTAAAAAAGAATTTTTAGAAGAATATAATGGAGATTTCACAAAGTATGTAGGAGATGTGGATAGAGTAACTCAAGCTCAAATTAATACATTTATAAGTACTTTAAATGTTTCTAATAATTGTATGGTTAAACTTAAAAAATTAACCCCACCTAAAGCATTTTCATATTTTGGAACAATTGTTAAACGCTGGTGTATATTATATAATGGGAAAAATTATAATACAAAAATCAAAAATATCCCAGTAGACGAATTAAATCAAGATGATAAATTTTCATATAATCTAGATATAGATCCTCCTAAAGATAAACTATCTATTTTTATCGAAAAATATATAAATCATATTGATGAAAATATTGAAAAATTATTTACCAAAGAAGCCGATCTTAAAATAGCGGATGCCGTTTTAAAACTATTTAAAAAGAGATCAAGTTTAGATGTTTTGGATAAAAAAACGATTTATATTTATATTCGTGAAATGGTTCCTGAAGCTAAAACACCTAAAATTACCAAAATAGCAGGAGTAATGAAAAATATATTTAAAGAAAAATATGTATTTTATTTGGAAAATGATTATATAAATTTATAAATCTCTACATTCTCCATATTTATTATAAAAAATAATACACATGAGTAGTTTAGATTCACAGATATTCGGAAAGAAAAAATTCTCTGATATCCTTCAAGAAATATACAATAATCAAAAGAATAAAGAAATTCAAATATCTGCTCTTATTGGAGAGTTAAAACCATTAATAACAGATATAGGTGATGCTACTTTAATTGTTCCTCTAATTAAAGAATATATGGAATTAGGTCTTAAAAATGATGAGCAATTAATTAAAATGGCTACAATTATCCAGAGAGCAATTTCGACCAATAAAACATCAGAGGAGGGATTTGGAATGTCCGATGAAGAAAAAGCACAATTATTTGCAGAAGTTGAAAAATTTAACCCACCTAAACAATGACTGGATACTCTAAATTTGGATTTGCATCTCAAGTCAAATCTGTAGTACCACAAAAGAATAATTCGTCAAAATCCAAATCAAATAAATCTAATTCAATATTAGTTAGAGTTGTAGAGGTTATTTTAGATGAGAATCATCCAATGGCTCTACAAGGAAATTTAGATGCATCATTAAGTATGATAGGTCTTATTATTTGTACTCCTGTTGATCCTAGTTTAGGAATTACTCAATATAAAGCTTATCCAATCAATTCCAATAAAACCACCATCCCATTAATTAATGAAACTGTACTACTAACCCCATCCCTAGCTCCTAATTCAGCCGGAGGAATTATATGGTTTTATGGTGATCCAATATCAATTTATGGTAATTCATCTATTAATAATAATGCAACCCCACCAATAATATCATCTACTACTCTTACATCAACAAATAATTATAATACAACTCAATTAGGATCTCCTCTCCAATCTAATACCCCACCAGAAAAATTACCT